GAAGCACCTGCTAGAGATACTGAGGTTACAGCACCTGTTCCTGCAGCCGCCCAAGATAATAAACCTGTACCTGTAGATGTTAATACTTGTCCTGCCCCTCCTGTACCACCTGCACTATCTTGTATAGTGGTTGGTCTTATAAATCCTGTTAAGGTTATATTTTGGGTAGCACTATTACCTGCATCTAATACTTCTTGCAATGTGTTAGCTGGAACACTTGCATTTACCCATTTTACGCCATTACCTGCATCTCTAGTTAAAACTTGACCTGACGTACCAAGACCTTGTGCCCATACTGTTCCATTTAAAACTACACCTGCTGTAGAAACAAGAGTTCCTGTAGCAGAAAATACATTATTACCTCCCCATTCATTATTACCGTTAGAACTAATAGCACTCGATGCACTAAAAGTTGTAGTGCTTGCACCCGTAAATTCGATACCAACTCCAGCTGCAATATTACCTGCACCCAAAACTTGTTGTAATGTAGGTATTGCTAATGCAGGTAATGTAGTTGACCATTCAACTCCTGTAGCTGTAGATGTTAAAAAGGAACCTAAAGCACCTGTAAGTCCAGCACTATCATTAATCTGCCCTGTGGCATCAAAACTTAAAGAGGTCCCGTTTATATTTACAGTATTAGTAAATGTACTTGTACCGCTGTTAGTTAAAGTAGCAGGTGTTGTAATGTCTATACTACCTCCCGCATTTTGAACAGTTAAGGCTACCCCATCTAATATCATCGCAGTAGTAGCTATGTTAGCTCCTACCGAACTTGTTAATACATCATTTAAACTACAACATGTAACCGTTGGGCTATCTATCCACTCTATACCTGTTCCTGTAGAACTTAATATCTGTCCGTTAGTCCCTATATTACCTTGTGCTGTAATAGTAGTAGGGTAAACCGTTCCAACTACCGTAATATTCCCTGTTAAGTTTATATTCTGAGTAGCTATATTATTAGTATCTAATACAGACTGTAAACCTTGAGCAACACCACCCGCACCTACAATATCACTTACCTTAAACGTTACCGTTTGATTATCGTTATTAACGTCTGTTCCTATAAGTAAGTCATCCGCTGCTGGGGTCACCGTAGGATATGCTGTAGTGTTTTCAATTTTTGCCATGTCTCTATATTTCTACTATTCTATATTGAAGGTTGATAGTTAGTGTTCCATCACCTTGTGTTGGGTTACCTGTAGATGCTTTGAATAATAAGTTGTTATTACCAACAACACGTGATGCAGGTGAAGGAAAATTTTGAGGTGCGTCCATACTGATGTAATCTGCTCTATCTGCATTTAGTATATCTGTACCAACTGTATGAAGTGTTACACTATCATACTCTAAGGTTGCATTAGTAAAGTTAAATGGTTGTGTGTTAAACGTTGTCTTAAACACGATTGTTCCGTAAGGAACGATAATTTTATTAGCACCTTGAGCAGGTAATAATATAATAGGTGTTGTAAAAGAATTTAATAACTCGGCTGTTGTTAAAGTTTTCACTAAAGTCTTAGTCCCAAAAAATCCCTGAAATTCATTTACGGTACAAGTTTTTGTTGCATCGCTATCGCTTACATCTGTTAATATAACAAAGTCATTTGCTGTTGGGGTTACATTTGGGTAAGCCGTAGTATTACTTATCTTCGCCATCTTTTTCTTTTTCTTTTATCTCGCCTGTCTCCATATTAATAATAGAGTCAGCACCGTATGTTTCCATTAATGACTTCTCTACTCCTTGAAACTCAGCTTTTAATTCTTCTACACGTAAACATATACCATGCTTTTGTAATGCTAAATCTCCTAGCTGTGTTTTCAATTTGTTAAATTCAGCTGTCATTGTTTGGAGGCTTTTTAATTCCTCATCCGTAATTTTTTTCATTTTATTAGATTTTATTATTTTTTACAAAGATAGTAAAACTTATTTATTACTTTGCTTACTTGATCCTCCAAAGAAGAAATCAATAATTGTATTGACCTTAGCACTCATCGCACCAAACACTGTAGAGATAAAACCTATCTCATACTCAGATAACTCTACATCGTGTAATACAAAGTATTTAAACATAATATATGTTAAACCAAAGTATGCCGCAGTAAATAAAGAGGCTAATATCTTTTGGATCAAAGCATCGCTCTTATATAAAGACCTTGCATCTTTTCTATCTTCTACTTCTTTAGCAAAAGCCTCACGCTCTGCGTCTAGTAAAAGTTTTTTAATATGTAACTTAGCCTGTTCTCTTTCTTCGTCTGTTGTTATAATCTCATCTAGTATTCCCTCTGCGTTATCAAATAACTTTCCGAATACTCCGCCTAATATTTTTCCTAACATAATTATCTATTTTTAACTCTATCAATAAGTAAGTTTATTTTTTCTCTTAGCTCACTTAATTCTTTTTTTATACCTTCTAAGTGTGAAGCTAATGTTTCGTGTCTCTTACTAAACTCATTCTTAACTTCTCGTATACTAAAAAAGAAAAATTGATATAATGCATATAAACATCCTATCAATAATACTACGGAGAGTCCGTATCTCTCTAGTAACTCTAACGCTTGTTCCATTAATATTTTCCTCTTCTACTTTTAGGTGAGCTTTGTGTTGAACCTCCTTTACCAGCCCACAGTTTTTTACATGCCCAATATCTTGCGGTAAGCTTTGATTTTGCTGTACCACATTTATGTCTAGCTCTAAAAGATTTACGTGCTGCTGCAGAATAGTTATGGCCATATCCCTTAGCACCGAAGTGAATAAGTTTTTCCTTACCACCCTCGCAGGCTTTTACCATTTTTTTCTTCCCTGGTCTTGTGCTAGGTCTTACGACATTACACTTCATTTTACTTTTAATAGCCACGTACCTTTGCTTTTTTTGTGTTACTTACAACTGTCTTACCTTTTCTTTGTTCTCTTTTCTTTTTCCTTGCTGTCTTTGCTCTCTCTCTTTTACTTAATGACTTAGCTTTAGATAATGGTAAACATCTGTCTGGATTCTTTTTGTCTTTACTTGTACCACACGCTCCTTTAATAGAACCGTCTGTTCCAATACGAACCCACTTTTGGTCTCTCCACTTTTTTAGCTCACCCATTATTTTTTCTTAGGCTTAATAGATTTTAACATCTTATCAATTTTTGCAGCTTGACCTTTATGCATAGCTGAAGCCTTCTTTAATTCGTTAGCTATTTGTTTTAATTTTTTTGCATCCATCATTTTTTACTTTTTTTTGCGTAGTTAGGGTCTTTACAATATTTACTTGCAGCCATATTTGCGTATGCTGAAGGGTATGTCTCAAAAGTTTCTTTAGCCCAAGCAATACCAGCATCACAAATCTTATTATTTTTTTTAGTTCTTCCTTTCTTTGCCATAATTAATTTTTTGTTATAACAGTATAAGTATATTTACCATCCTTAAGTGTAAGTTTAGCGTTTCTAGGTATTATACCACCAAACTTTTTTTGAAGTTTCTTTTTAGCAAGTGCTCTATCTGTAGAGCTAACTCTTATAGTGTCGCTAGGTTGTGGTTTAGTTGAAGGTGGGTCACCATCAAACTTGCTTTCAGCAAGTGGAAATCCCATATTTCTACGTATTGCCATGTTGTTTTATTTATGTTATGAGCCACAACCAATGCAGTCTATATGACTATCCATTGGTTTAACTCCGTTTAGTTTCATTTTAATATTATGAATCTCGTCTGCAATATCAGCCTTCTCTAAAAAGTTTTCTGTATCGTAAAACTTTTTTTCTAGCTCTTTTATTTTATTCTCTAACTCTGTCATTATAAATCTGCATATTCTGATGTAGCATCATAACTCGGACATGCCTTGCTAGAGAAGTCTCGATGACCATGAATCGAAGCATTTGGGTACATAGCTTTTAAAGTTCTAAGTACAGCAAGTAGTGCCTCCTTTTGTTTTGGTGTGCGTGTATCTTTAGGTGTTTTACCATCTTCTTCTACACCACCACAGTAGCATATCCCTATAGAATATCTATTATGTCCTGCTACGTGTGCACCCATCTTTGCAATATCTCTTCCTTTTAAAATGTTTCCATCTAGGTCAATATAGAAATGATATCCTATATCATTCCATCCTCTACCGTTAACATGCCAATCTCTGATTGTGTCAACAGAAATATACTGTCCCTCTCTAGTAGCGGAACAGTGTACAATAAGTTTATCAATCTTTCTCATTTATTTTTTTGTTAGTTTCCAAAACTTATACAAGGTATAGCCTATAGCTAAAGCTAGTGATACAAACTGAAGTATCTCGTTGCATTGTGTTAAGGTTAATCCTAATGCTCCACCATTAGCTGCTAGTACCTCTACTGTATCTTTTGCGTGTCCGTTCATTTTTGTTTTTTTATTAAACAGTATATAATAATAAAGGACGCAAGAATCCAACTGAAAATAGCTAAATGCATTATTTTGAATATGTTGTTGTATACACTACCTCTATGTAGGTATTAGTCTGTGTCCAATTCATAGACGTAAAGGTAATAAATTATTTTAAATCAGGGTTAGGTGGAAGTGACCACCCGTTAGCAGGATCAGCTTGATAAGCTAACATTTCGCTATGCGTATATTTTGTCTTAGAATCTGCAATCGCTGGTACTGCGTCTGCAGGAAATGATATTATAAATTTATCGTCTGCTAAGTTTTTACGTACTGTATCTGCAGAGTCCTGTATAACCTGTCCGTAGTTAACATCATTCAACTCGTCAATATCTAATATGCAATATATCATGTTGGTACGTTTGTATTAATATTAGCAGAAGTCATATTTGTCATTGTAAGGTTTAAGCTTCCTTGAGCATCTGCTATTGTAGGATAAGAACCTGTACCACTTGGGTCACCCATTCTCCACCAGTTAATAAGGTTAGCAGTAAAAGCTTCTGCCTTTAAATCTGTTGGTTCTCCACCATTATAAAGTGTGTTGATTTCAGCACCGCTTAATTCTTTATTCCATATAGAGCATTCATCTAGTCTACCATTAAAACTATATGCTGCTGCCTTTCTTCCCATATGAAAACTTACAGCACCTGAACTAAAATTGGTAGTATCACTAATAGTTTTTTGGTCTAAGAAACTTCCATTCTTATACCATTTACTTGTAGCACTTCTATCTACTGCAAAGGTCCACATCTCCCATGCACCTACCGCAACGGTAGTAGAAGCTATATCGCTCCATCCAGAACTAGCCCACTGCATTCTATCGTTTGTTCCTTTGATATATATTTCCCAGTCGTTTGTGGCATCCGAGAACATTATATACTCATCAGCCCCACTGTCTGCTATACGATATACCCAGAAGTTAATTGTAAAATCATCGGTACCTATACCAGGTACACTTGATGCATTGTCTAAGCTTTCGTCTACCCCATCAAATTCTACGGAATAAAGATTAGTGAAAGCGTCAGGACCCATCCCAACACCTGCCTTCTCTTGGAAGGTATCACCTGCTATGCCTACACCAATACCTGTAGCCATCTTAGAATAATGCTATAATATCTGAAGCTGTAGTCGCTGGAGTAGTATCTGTTACTTGTATTACCTGAGTAGGCATAAATGATGCGTTAGGTAGGTTTTTAAATTGTAACTTTAGATTTGTAGGTTCAGTAGAAGTGTTAAGATAATTGCCACTCTGTGCTGCCATTTTTACTCCTAAGTTTCCAGCGGTTCCTACATATAAAATACATCCTTCTGTAGCTCTAGCAAATATATATAATCTATCTGCTGCAGTTCCTGTTGTATTAATATTAACTATCAAAGTTACATCATCTTTTACTTTTTCTACAGTATAAGCTTTAGGTGTAGTAGTAGCACCGTCAGGGTCGCAATATACAATAGCACCTGGCTTTATATTCATCTCTGTTAACTTTGTCCCTGCAGCAAATGTAATATTAGTATTAGCTGCACTAAAATCTGCAGTCATTGCTACCACGTTATCCGCTGCAGTAGTAGCGGCGTCAATTAAGTTTATTGCTGACGAAGGATCAGGAATACGTGTTCTGTCGCTAGGTATTACTTTTAAACCATCACTGACTTGTAATTTTTGATATGCCATTTTTTATTTATTTATCGTAAGGAAACATTCGGTTTAAGGAATCTCTACGTTTGTTACAACCGCAATCTTTTCCTGTAGCCTTCGCTACAGTGTCTACTGCCTTTTTGATTCCTGTAGCTTTAGTAAACTTCTCGATACTATCGCCTAGTCCTCTTGATTCTCCTACCCTTGTTCTCTTCATTTTTTACACTTACATTTTGAGTATGGACATAAAGGTAATGTAAACATTAGTCTACTGATCAACCAGTTCCATCCACACTTTACTTTATTTCCGAATGCGATAAGTGCATTACCCATTCGTACCAATAGTTTTCCCATCCTATCTTTTTTTACAACCAAAGTTGTTAGCGTAGTTTGCCATTCCTACTACTTTCTTAGAATACTTCTTTGTATTCTTCATTACAGCAGAAGCAGCACTACACGCATCTTTGAATCCGTTATTCTTAGCCCACTTAGTAAAAGCACCTTCACGAGATTCTTTTATCTCTGGAAATTTCTTAGTTCTTCCTTTCGTTGCCATGTTGTTTTATTTAGGGTAACGTTGTTGTTTTTGTATTTGTTTAAGATTTTTTAAATAATTTGCCCGACTCGTACTATCTTGTATACGGGCTTTCGTCTTTCTGTTTAGGTATCTATCATACGCATCTTTATACCCTTTTACGTTACCTTCAGCAGCATATATCTCTTGTGATGTCTTACCCTTGTCTCCAGACACAGCGTCTATTAAATCTATACGAAACTCATCATAACTATAGCTAGTTCCTTTGTGTTTTCTCTTTGCTTCCTCTTTCCATTTTTTCACGTCTGCATCAGATGCAACATTCCCTTTGGAATCATATACTACCTTCTTTTTCTTTTTTTTCTTTGGTGGGTCTCCTGGTCCATCAAAAGCACTAGCTGCTAATGGGAAACTTAAATTTCTACGTCTTGCCATGTTGTTTTATTTATTTACGAATATTTGCACTAAGGTGTGCTTTTACATTATTAACTTTAAAAGCTTCATAAGACATACTGTGGTCTCCACCATAAGCGTGTCCGTACTCTTCTGCTGACATTGCTTTAGACTCGTCTCTACGGTCTTTCATTGATTGTTCGTGAGCACCTCTGTGCTTCATTCCTAAAGACTCATCAAGTCTTGCGTTGTAACCTTGTTTTTTCATAGTTTAAAAATTTATCTTACAAAGATAATAATTATTTATTTATACTTATTTAGGAATTACTCTTACGTTTCGCTGAATATGGTATACAGGTTGAACTCTACCAGATTCAGCTTTCTTTTTTTTCTTAACTACTTTTTTAACAGGTGGCTTCATTTTAACTACCGTTCTTTCTTTAGTCTTTACAGAAATAGTTTTAGGTTTTTTAGTTGCAAGCTTATTTACTTTCTTTGCAGCTTGTCTTTTTCTTTCTTTAACTGCTGCCTCTTGCTTTTCTTTTTCCCTAGCTCTCTTAGCTCCAGTTACATTTTTATTAAGCTCTTCTAAAGTTTTTTTTGTTTTAATTACTTTACCTTTCGTTCCTATCTTAACAGTACGCTTTTTACGATTACCTCTATCTTTTAATTTTGACATTATTTTTTTTAGTACCCTGAGACAGTTTTCTTCTCCATCCCATAACCTGGATTGTTTTTCTTAGAACCTTTCATTGTTTTAGCAAATGTATCTGCTTGTGCTTTTCCTACTGCATTGTAAGGGAAAGTCTTTTTCATTTTTTTTCCTGTATCTGGACAAGAGTATGTAACTGTTGGCATAATTTTGTAATTTTATACAAATATACAAATTTAATTTAATGAAATCTATACCAACACGAGGAGCACCCTCTAAAGATTATATGAAGTATTGGCGGGTTATAAGGTATTGGGCAAAGGCTAAATACAAAGTAAGTACCGCAGATATAGATATGCTCTTCTTCCTATACAGTGAACAGATTTTTAACAAGACAAAGTTTAGAGAGTTTGCAGAATGTATGTCTTGGGATGATCATAGATTCTATAGACTGCTCGATGAAGGGTGGGTACACAAATGGAGAGAACGTAAAGGTAGAGAGACTACACTCTATGAATTATCCTATAATGGTAAGAGATTAGTAAATACCCTATACAATAAATTAAATGGAGAAGAGATTTCAGAAAGCCCTCGTAATAATCCTCTGTTTAAAACAAAACTTTCTTATATGGATAAAGTTTATCGTGATATGATTGTAGAGATGAATAAGTTTATACAACAACAACGACACTCCTCTCAGTAATCACCGTATACGGATTATCCTCGATTAACATCTCGTGGCTACCCGACTCATCGTAATAGATGATATCACCATCTTCTATTACCTCAACATCGGTACCCGACTTAAACACAAAACCTTTCTTGTATCTAAACTCCGAAGCATCTTGAGCCGATAGTAACAACCCCGACTCTGTCTTTAACTCTTCCTTAATCTTTTTAATTATAATATATTTTCCTATTGGCTTCATTCTTCAAAATCATTTTCAACAACAACATGTAAACTAACTAGCGGTAAGTAGAACGCATGGGTAGTAAACCCTACATCGTGATACGTTCTTATACCTACAACCACTCCTGGATAAAACCCAACGTTTACTTCAAAGCTCATTCTTTCCTTGCGTGTGTTATTATTGCATTAGTAGTTAGTATAGTTGTAGCAACACTAATAGCGTTTGTCAATGCCTGTGTCGTAACCTTAGCAGGATCAACCACACCCATCTCAAACATATCGCCATACTCCCCTGTCACCACGTTATACCCTTCATTCTTTTTTAACTTCTTGGCATATATACTAGCACTGTCCAAACCAGCGTTCTTTAAAATCTGTGCTAGTGGAGCACGAAGCGTGTCACGCAAAATTTTATTTTTGGTAC